TTGGACGCCGAGGTCGAGACGCTGCCCACCTCGGTCACCTTCAGGAACTGGAGTCCGACCTTGGTGTTGCCGGTCTGGATCAGGTCCCTGACCTGGATCGAGTCCTTGACCGAGTTGATCAGGGTGTTGGCGTATGCGATCTGAGTAGTGTCGCTGGTGTTGGCCGGGGTGACCACCACCTGGACGACGTTGCTGCCGACCGTGGCCATCGTGTAGGTCGCCGTCGCGTTGACCTGGGCGTTGGCCACCAGGTTCGAGGAGCTCGTGAACTGCCCCGCGGTGTCGCACTGGGCGATCCGGAGAGAGTTGCCGGGGTCTCCCGCGTAGCGGGCCACGAAGAGGACCGTGTCGTCGAACAGGCCGTCGACCTGCTCGTACTGGGCCTCGTTTCGGACCGTCTGGCCGTCCCAGTCGATGGTCTCGTCGGTCGTCTCCTGGGCCACCGCGGTGTAGACCACGTCGTCCCGGAAGATGAAGTTGATGGAGGTCGCGTTGGCCGAGGCAGCCGTGTCGAGAGTTACCGCCGTGGCGTTGATGATGGCCGAGATCTTGGCCGGGGAGTGGCTGTCCACCGCCGCCGGGATCACGCCCGAGTTGTTGCTGGAGAACAGGACCATGCCGACCGACAGGAGGGCGGTCGAGTTGACCGTCAGGGTCGAGGACCCGCTCTCGATCGCGCTGGCCGAGGCGTTGCCGGTGTAGGACACTGCGACGGTGTTGCCGGTGTAGTCTCCGGCCCTGGAGACCAGGAGCGAGTTCGTGTACGAGAGGAAGTCCGCGCCGGTGAACCAGGTCTCGGCGTTGAAGTTGCTGGGACCCAGGAAACGCTTGGCGTAGTAGTCCTCGGAGTCGACCAGGACAACCTCGCCGATGGGACCCCATGAGTAGACGCCGCCGAGGGCGCCCTGAGAGGTGGCGACCTGGGCGATCCCGAAGGTCGCGTCGGTCTCGGTGGCGATGATGGCCGGGCTTAGGGGAAGAGTGGGCATTCTGGAGCGCCGTCCTTCTGACTTATCTGGAATTGCTTGTCAGGCTATTTACCTCTCGAGGGACTCCATCCCGGGAACCTCATGACGAGGTCAGTGCCAGATCCCGACCACCTGCTCCCCGGGAGCCAGGTCCGGGAGGGTATCCGGGCCGGCGTGGTCGTCGACGTACCCGAAGACCGGCATCTCCCGGAGCATGTCCTCCGGAGTCTTCTCCTGGAGCTTCCCGAGGGTGTCGATGTCGGTCAGGTCCCGGAAGAAGTTCTGCGTCGACAGCCACGAGAAGAGGACCAGTCCCATGACCAGGTCGTCGTGCTTGCCCGGCTCGGCCGAGAAGCTCTTCTTGGTGTCCCTGGAGAAGGTCGACAGCTCGGAGATGGTCTCGTAGTCGTTAATGATGAGCTGGTTGGACTCGATCATGAGCTTCAGGAGCGAGCAGCCGGTTGCCTTGGTCTTAGTCGTCGTCCGGAGGCCGAGGTCGACGTTGGTCCCGAATCCTCCCGAGACCTTCTTGCCGTGGGCGCCGGCCGGCTTGGTGTGGATCACGTTCTCGTACTCGAGGTCGTACCTCAGGATGCCGGCGACCTCCGGACCCATGGCGATGTTGACCTCGATCAGGACCTGGGCGTCGTTGTAGGTCTTGGCCAGGTGGTGGATCTTGTGGGCGAAGTCGGGACCGCCGATCATGTTGCTCCGGAAGACGGCGACCTGCTCGTAGGGCATCTTGGTGGCGTCTACCACTGAGAAGGCCGAGTAGTCCATCCCCTTGCCCTCGGAGACGTCGGCGACCAGAACGTACTTGTGACCCAGGACCGGCTGCCGGTAGACCTTCAAGTCGTCTCTCTGAGAGACGGGAGTCTGGTGAACCAGTTCCTTGAGCTTCCAGCCGGCGATCAGGGTGCCGGAGGAGCCGAGGAACGTGACCTCGTGTTCCTGGGCGAACTTCTCGAGGTCTCCACCAAGAGCCGAGAGAGTCTGCTTCTTCCATTCCTCGTCACGACCAGGAACTTGCTGCCAGGTCACGGTGATCGTCTTGAAGTCGTTTCGTTTCTCTTGGGAGTCGACGTAGTACTTGTAGGCCGATCGCATCCCGTTCGGAGTAGTACAGAAGATGATCTTCGAGTTCTTCGACGATGACACAGTTGGCAAAACTGAGGCAGAAAATTTATCGAAGTGCTCAATAAAGTCCATCTCGTCACAGAAAAGTACGTTTATCGCGTACCCCCGCACAGCGCTGGCGGATGAAGCGGCTGCCATGATCTTCGAACCATTCTCCAGCTCGAACTTACTCTTGTTGAATACTGCGACACCATGCTTTAACCACAGAGGAAGACGCTCATAGGCGAACTGTACTCTGGAAAGAATCTCACGAGCAGTCTCTCCCTTGTTAGCCAAGATGACGACTGACTTGTGAGAGTTAAAGATGATATAGTGCAAGAAGAATGCGCAAGTAGAAATTGACTTTCCACTCTGACGACAGCTAAGGATTAGTACTCTATTGTGATCTACCATAGCATTCAGCATGTCTTTCTGGTAATCACGAAGCTTAAACTTGACTTCACCTTCGTCTAGATTGATGATAGTCATGTACGTCTCGATAAAGTACACGGGATCTTCCGCACACTTCATCCATTCTTGAATTTGTTCTTCAGACCACTCTCGTTTACTTCCAGCGCGAGCGAGGTTCGGGTTACCGTTGTAGCTGTTGTCAGTCATTTTTCCGCATCTTCTCCAGCACCTGGGCCAGCTCGGCCGTCGACCCCACGAACAGGTTCTGGTTCGTCACCTGGGTCGGGTTGGCTTCTCCCTCCGCGTGCTTCTCGGGAGTACCGGGACGAGCCGCGAGCTTGTGGAGCTGAAGAAGCTGGTTCTGCTGGCTGGTGTACGCCTTGATCAGGCTCGAGAGGCTGGCGTAGGCCTCGGGGTCCTGGGACTGGCTGGCGATGGCCGAGAGGTCGTCGATGGCCCTCTTGGTGATCTCCATCACGTTCAGGAGATTGAGCCTGCTGCCCTCGAAGTCTGCCGACACGGTCGGTGTCAGGGACTGATTCTCCCCGATCACGACCGGGAGGTTGCTCCCTCCCGTCTCGATTCCGAGAGTCTGGAGGAGTTTATCCGTCATGATTTAGTCGTTTCCGGTAGTGTTTTTGCTATTTACCGAATAAGTTTCTCGTGATACTGACGTCTTCGCACCAGTCGCTCCTAAGGGACAGTGCCAGCGGGGTCGGTCGGGAAACCTCGTGAACAAGACCACCTGTACTCCCGAACGAGGAGTATCGAAGGTGAGTCGAACCCGGCCAACAGTTTACAACCTCGTCACGATGTGATAAGCTGGACGAGTCGAAACGAGGGAGAGGATCGATGATCCCGAGGAAGCCGTATACTCCCAAGCCCATGGTCTGGACGCCGAGAGAGGTCGAGGTCCTGGAGACGGCGACCAGGTTCCAGATCAAGGTCTTCCAGAACGGGAGGCTCAGGAGCTGCGCCGAGACCGACTCGGTCGGCCAGTGCCTGGCGGTGATGAACGCGCTCCCGGCCGGGTACTCGATCATGGTCCACGCGATCGGGACCTGCCTCGGGGAGGAGGGGATAGCCCTCGTCGACCGGGAGTGGCTGTGGAACAGGCTACAGGAGGGACGGAAGTGACGGAAGAGCTGGATCATGACATCAGGGACTTCCTCAGGAAGTTCTACGAATGGGACGTGCCGATCAGGCACCGGAGGGAGATCGATCTCCACCAGTTCCTGAGGGAGTACACCGAGACCTCGAACAGGATGCGCAGGCATCGCCTCGGCTCGACCGTCAGGGACCTGGACAAAGCGGCTCGCCTGACCAAGATGAGTCCCAGGTACGAGGCGAAGTACGGGGGACTGTGCTACGAGTCCAGGATGAACCGGCCTTTTGTTACCTCGACTGGTTTACAGACTGTTCCTTCCAGACACTCCGTGAACTGGTTTGAGATCAGGAACCAGCCGGTCAAGTTTCTCCTGCTGGACGACATGGTCCTCTACACCGAGGAGGCCGTAATAGAGGTGCACAGGAACGAGAGAGGACAGCTGTCTAGAGCAGATGGTCCGGCCCTGGTGTTGCGGGGTGTCGGGGAGACAAACATGTATTATTACAACGGGATGGCCATCAGGAAGGACTGGACCGAGGGTCCCATGACGGTCAATAAGCTGTTGAAGGCGAGGAACTCAGAGATCCGGAGGGCTGGAGTCGAGCTCGGCGGGGGATGGGCCAAGATCATCGAGAACTCTCGTGAAGGCAGGACAAAGAACTTCGTCATCGTGCACAAGGACAGGATCAGGGGAGAGGAGCTCGTGGTGGTCAACAACCTGGACGACTCCGCGTTCTGTCTCCTCATGGTCAAGTGCGGGACCGGAAGAGACTTCGCGATCCCGGTCCCTCAGGTCTTCGAGGACGGTCGACTCATCAACACCTGCAGGGAAGCTCAGGCCTGGCTCACCGGGATGGACCCGGACGAGTTCGAGTACCCCACGAGGAGGACGTGATATGGACCGAGTGATGAGAAGCGCTCTCCTGTGTCTGCTGGTGTCGGTGTGCGACATCATCGTCGCGACCCTCATAAGTCCGGGTCTGTTTCGACTGGCACTCGTCTTCGGCTCCGGAGTCTGCTTCTTCCCGATCATCCTAGAACTCTCGGAGAGGAGGACTCGATGAGCACGTTCGTCCTGATCCTGATGCTCTACTACGACAGGGCCGTGGCGACGGTTCCTGGATACCACTCCGTCGAGGAGTGTCGGGCGGCCGGTGACTCGTTCATGAGTCAGACGGCCGTGTATCGTCACTACGTCTGCATCCCCGGACCGGTTTACAAGATTCCAGAGAAGTGATAAGTTCCATGAGCGAAGACAACCGGATGTACTGCTATCTCTGCGTCACTCTCGTCACGAACGAGACCAGGCTCTTCTGGTACCGGAAGGACGCCGAGAAGTGGAAGGAGGAGCACACCGACCCGACCGCGCGCTTCAAGAAGCTGGTGATCAGCTGACCTCTCAACAGCGAAGGAGACTTATATCATGAGCATCATCGAGACACTCGGGGCCCAGGGAGAGATCCGATGCTTCCGGGTCGACCGTCTTCCCGACCAGGACAAGCTGGTTCCCGTGGAGGACCGGGTCATCGGTCACTCCGAGACCGGTCACCACCACGTCCTGGAGGCCGAGCGAGTCAAGGTCTGGGAGTCGACAGACCATCCCGAGGGGATGAGGGTCCTCTACGCCCTCCTGGAGTCTCCGGGAGATTTGATTCACCACAGGGACGAGCACACTCACCAGTCCCATCACTTCGAGCCCGGGATCTACATGTTCCGGACGGATCGCGAGTTCGACCCGTTCTCCCGCTCCGCCCGGATGTCGGCCGACTGATAGAACTCGCCAGCCGGGGATCGAATTGTTAACTCGATCGGAGACTGGTGACAGGGAGGAGGGAGCGCACTCTCCTCCCGCTTTCCTCAAGGAGAAACGAGATGGAGATAGAAGTCAACGAGAAGAGAACGGTCAAGCCCAGGTATCTCAAGATCCACCTGAAGGTCTCGGACCGGTTCAGCGCGACCCTGTACGACGACTTGGGGACCGAGATCCGCTACCAGGAGGACGGGTACGTCCCGGGATTCATGCCGGGGAAACACCACGGCGACTACGTCTTCCTCGACGTCGACCTGGAGTCCGGCAAGATCGTGAACTGGCCGTCTCAGGAAGAGCTCGAGGAGAAGATCCAGAACTGGGTCAACGGGGAGGGATGACATGCCTACGGGATACACCGCGCCGGTCGCGGACGGGACTCTGACGGATCTCCGGGACTTCGTCGTCAGGTGCGCGCACGCCTTCTTTCCCGACGACGGGAGTGGTCTCGGCTCTCCACTCTCGATCCAGGTCGCAGACAGGAGTGGGTACCATGACGACCAGCTGAGGCGACTGCGCCACGAGCTCGGGACTCTTCGGGAGATGAGTCGAGAGGAGGTGGACGAGGCCTGGAAGAAGGAGGTCGAGTCGGAGCGGGAGAGTCACAGGAAGTTCCAGGAGAAACTGGACCTGGAGAACGCTAGGATCCAGAAGATGACCGACGAGGTCGAGGCCTGGGAGCCGCCCCTCTACGACATGAAGAAGCTCAAGTACTTCATGCTCGACCAGCTGCGCCTCTCCGTCCACTCTCCCTATTACTTCCCGGATAATAAGAAGGACCAGGACTCCGTGAGGTGGTACGAGGACAGGGTCGAGAGGCTCCAGAAAGACATCGCGTACCACGGCGAGGCGATCGCCAAGTCCCAGATCGAGGCCCAGTGGAGAAACTCCTGGATCGAGTCCATCGAAACGACCTTCCAGACGAGAGAGAAGAGGTGTCCTGATGGAACACCACGACGACTCGTTCGAGCACAGGTATCGGGAGGCCAGGAGACGGGAACTGGCCTACGGACGGAGGACCATCGAGCATCGACGACTCGATGAGGAACCTGGGGATGATCGGTCACAATGTCATAGAGGAGGCCATCGAGCACATCAGCACATCAGGGAGAGCGGTTTACAACCTCCGGATGACGGGGTAGAATCTTCCTCCTGATAACGAGGAGAGACCCATGTCACACGAGCTCGTTCCCGACTTCATGTTCTTCTTCTCAAAGAATCCGGACGAGACCCCCGACCTCATGCTCAGGCACAACGCCGTCCTCGGCCTGATAATCCCTCCGGCCGGGGGCGGGAAGTCCCAGCTCAGCCTCTCGTTCTTAACCAGGAGTCAGGCCATCGAGTTCCTGAGGGAGTACTTCCCCGACGACACGGACGAGCAACTCGGGACGTACATCAAGTAGAGACGTCTCAAAAAAGGAGAGAGACTATGACTAAAACTAAAACCAAGGTAAAAGTCCCGAAGCTATCTGACGTCCCCTCTGAGCTGATCCGACAGGCGCTAGGAGACCTCGAGAAGGTCGAGAAGTCTAAGAAGAAATACGTCGTCAACATGCACGACTGGTTCAAGATCGACGACGAGTCTCTGAAGTGTCACGTCTGCCTTGCCGGGGCGGTCATCGCCATGGCCGGCAACGAGGAGAAAGAGATGGTGTTGAAGAACGACGATTACGGGAGATATGCCTATCACGGCCTCTCCCCGACTGACTTTCGCAAGGACGTCCGTGGGA